TCATGCGACAGGTAGCGGGTTTTCCAGCGGGTTGAAGCGCACCGCATCGCTCAGATAGTCCGGTGCAAAGTGGGCATAGGTCATCGTTTGCTGGATGTTGTGATGGCCCAGAATTTTTTGCAGCGCGAGGATGTTGCCCCCGGACATCATGAAGTGTGATGCAAACGTGTGCCGGAACACATGCACCGCCTGCCCTGCTGGCAGATCCGGCGCCACGGTCTTGAGAACGTCACGCACCAGCAGATAGTCGAGGTCACGGAACAGCGGGCCCCGGTTCACCCCGTTTGTTATCTCCTGACACAGCTCGGCCGAGATCGGCACGGTGCGGTTCTTGCCATTCTTGGTGTTGATGTAGGTCACCCGGCTGGCCAGCACATCTTCACGGCGCAGATTAGCCGCTTCACTCCAACGCGCTCCCGTGGCCAGACAGAGTTTGACCACTTTCAGGTTATCCCCCGATAGCGCTGCCAGCACGTCGCCGATCTCTTCCTGGGTCAGGTAGCCCATCGACCGCTCAACCAGTTTGACCTTCTTCATCTCTTTGAGTGGGTGCTCATGATGGTAATGGCCGAGCTCGGTGAGCACCGAGAACACCCCGCCCAGCATCTCCTGCTCGCGGTTCACCGTCTTGGGCTGGCGGCCAGCCTGCAGTCGCTGAGCCCGATACTCGGAGAACAGTGCCCGGGTCACCTGCCTTGCCAATGGGTGGCGCAATGCGGCATCGATATTGTGGAGTTTCTTGCGTACCGCCTCCCCTGCTTTCAGGGTCTGGCCATGGTAGCGCCACCAGAGTTCGATAAGCTCGGAGAGCGGCCGGTTGTCTGTCGGGCGCTCAACCCACTCTTTGTTGTGCTCGGTGGCGATCACCCAGCGCTCAAACTGCTGGGCTTCAGACTTGGTCTTGAAGCGCTTGCGGATCCGCTTGCCTTCCCTCCCCTGCGGGCGGATATCGACCAGGTACCCCTCGGGCGTGGACTTGATGCTCATCGCCCCTCCTTATATAGGAAGGCGCTCGTCCATCCCCGCAGCCCGCACATCAGCCCCGCACCCAACCACTGCAGTTTCACTGTCATCACCCTCCATTAATACACTGTTGTTTTATACAGTATAATATGATGATTAGCAGTGTTTAACTGAGGCTACGATATACATAGGTGGCTGGGTATGATGGGACTCATCGCGGTGGTGGCGGTCACAGACGAGGAGCCAGCTATCTGCCAGCTCCTCACTCTTAGTAGCAACGGTTTACCCTGATGAGGCCGTTAACTTCTCGGCCAGCAACAATTTGGGCTTGTCGTCATATTGATTCAAGTTGAGGTGCCTGCTCCGATACGTGTTGCCGCTCAAATGGACTATAAATCTCGATGGAAGATGAACCGTCTGATAGAGTTGTTGTCCGCGCGAAACTTCCATTTTGGAGAAGAGTAACAAACTCCACCTGCGTAAGCGTTATTCGCTCAATTTCGACCAAGCGTTCACCATCTGGCTGAGATACTGCGATCGTTACAGTCCCTTCATCATAGGCTTGAGAATTGATTGCCAAAGGGATTCGGTCTTGCGAACGCTCACCCTGAGTAGAGCTGGCGTTATTCCTACGCAGTACGCCAGTAAACTCCCCCTCTATACGATCAACAGTGTCATATCCCGCAGGGGTTGAAAACTTAACAGATAGTACTCGTTCATTCGTCATTTTAACAAATTCAGACCATGGACCTCGATGGCCTGATACGTGACTACAAATCAGTTCGCCACCGATAAAATTAAAAGCGTGGCCTTGAGTCCAGACGCTTTTTGATATTTTCTCTTTTGGCCTATCAGGATTTGATGTTGATAACACCGTCTGCTTTATATCCAGTGCAGGTCTATGTGCTTCATGCACACAAAATCTCCAACCAGCAGCATAACCATCAACAAAGCGAGCAATTAAGCATTGTCGTCTGGGCAGAGTTCGCCAAGTAGTAAAAGTGTCTCGGATATAATCAATATCATTGCTGGGCTCAGTCGATGGAGCCCCCATAATCAGGTCATATTCACCGACCTCGGGTAGCTCACCAGTCGTAATGAGGGCTATAAACTGTTGCTCAGTCAATGCTAAAGCACCGTTATCACGCGCCTTAGCAGTTTTTGTTGGGCCTGCATTAGGTCCACAGCATAAATAAGCCAGTCGCTTTGTTACATCTTTCTTGATGCTTAATCCAGCATCTGCAGCCTGTCTCTCTAAACGATCTCGATCCATTTTGGAGAAACCAGTAAAGGCTATTTCAGCTTTATCTGAATGTTGTGGAATAGCCTTTTTCAAAGATCTTGATGATGATACAGCCTTCAATGAAGGGACATCAGCATTTCGCAATCCCCCTTCTTCCTCAAACATTGCAATTATTCTATCAATGCGAAATGTTCTAAATTGCCTTTGAGGCAGTGCAACTCCTTGTAGATGGTGGTCAGAGATGCTGACATTTACAACATGATAGCCTTCAATGCTGCCATCAGTTTTCTCGTAAATAAAAAATGCCTGCTTATCAATAATTTTAGAGTTATCAAACATTACATACCCCGTGCTAAGTTATCTTTCGAATCTTACTACATAACTCAAACCTCTGACCGGCTATAACGGCTCGGAGGCAATCCGTACCCAATCTTCTTCATTGATGATTTGGATGTTACATCCTTCATTTCTGGCTTTGATAGCCGCCTCTATCTTTCGGCCATGACTGGTGAACATCCAGTCTCGACTGGCCAGGCCACCAATGATCAGCACATTGACCATTTTGCTCATCGATTTCACCGGTTCGGCTCCCAGAGCCTTGGCTTGCTGTTCAAGGTTGAAGCGAGTATCAGAGAAAAACTTGCCAGTGAAACAGACACGCTTGCCAAAGATGCTCATCACGTCACCATCTGCGAAAACTTTCGTTGCCATGCCAACAGCCAGCCCTGTCTCGGTGAAATTCTCACCAGTGATTTGCTTGATGAGGCCAAGTAACTCGCCACGCTCCTCATCGGAGATGCTACCCTCCTCGATAATACGCTGGAGTCGCTTATTGAGCAGGTTGCCAGGCCATATAACCGAGGCCGAATCTGTCGCTACAATATGGGCAAGCAGGGCTATCTCTTTATCTAAAAGGTGGTTATCAGCACTGATCCCTTGCAAAAATCCGAGCAAAAGGTTCACAACTCCATCGGTATCCTGTGGCCTTTTATCATCGTCTGCATCTCTGAATACCTTTTGAAGCAACGCATACAGCTCATCTTTCTCATCAGCAGTGATGATCCCGTCCTCTAGCACAGCCTCTACTGCTTGCTGGATAGCTTGAAAATCTCGATCGCGATTCAGTTCGGTGTTTGATTTAAGCCATGTGGCCAAGAACAGTATTTCTGTTTCATTTAGCCGGCGATCCGCCGTGAGCCCCCATAAGATGCCACGCAGGCCTAATAGTAATTTTTGCTTATTGCGCTTGGCGGTAAAGACGGCGGGCACATCGTAAAACTCTGGCATCTATTCTCCTTGCTGGCTCTCACCTAGGCCAAGAGGTATAAGAAATAAAAAACAGGGCGCATTAGCGCCCTGTTTGTCTTTTTCTATAAGATCTGTGTTCTACCATCACGCCGATGATCTGAATGTGCTGCCGGTCGGAGTGCATGGTGGGGAAATCGTCATTGAGGGGGACCAGTTCAAACACCTCCTGTCCGCTCTCGTCGATGCCGCGGGGCCGGTACTTCTTGAAGGTAGCCTCTTCGCTGCCGTTCTTGGCTACGACGAAATCCCCTGGTTGGGGCGCTTCGTCGGGGTCAACGATGATGAGGTCGCCTTCCTTAAAGAAGGGTTCCATCGACTTGCCACGCAACCAGAGGCCGAAACCACAAGGGCCGACATCGACCCCCGCCGTCACAAACTCGACGTTGCCATCGAAGGCAGTGGCCTGCTCGCACATCTCGTGCCAGTGGCCGGCCTGGACATAGCTCAACACAGGCACGCGCGTTCCTTGCGGGATCACGGCCGGTTCGACGTTGTGATATCCGGGCATCGCTTCCGGTGCAGGCTGTCCCCTCGCCTCCCCGTCTCCAGTCAAAAGCCAGTCAACAGTGACCCCCAGCGCTGCTGCTAAATCATTGAGATAGCGGCCTTTAGGCTGGTTCAGTCCGGACTCCCACTTTCCAACAGCCACGCCAGTGACGCCAATCTTCTTGGCTAAGGCTACCTGTGACAAAGACAGGGCTCTTCGACGGGCCGAAATTCGATCGTTTATTTGCATGAAACCTAAGTTACACACAAAGAAACAAACTTTCGTTTGATCATCAATGAAACCTTGGTTATATTCAGCCTCGAAACGCAAACTAATGTTTTATGGTGAGAACATGAACAAGAAAATTGTGATTGAACATTTCGGCAGCATCACTGCTACGGCAAAGGCACTGGGTATTTCGCATGTTGCTGTCAGCAAGTGGGACGAAACCATCCCCCAAGGCCGCGCCTACCAGATCGAGGTGCTGACCGGCGGCAAATTGAAAGCCAGCGCGCGCAGTACCCCGCAACAACCAACCCCTTGTGTTTGAACCCCCTGAGAAGGATTCACCATGGTTACTCGAATCAAACCCATCCGTATTCCCAGCGACGTGAGCCAGTTGCCGCTCGATTACCCCTTTGGCAATCGCGTCAGTGAAAGCCTGGAGGAGTACGCCAAGCGCCAAGGCTTGACGATTGGGGCAGTTAAAAAGCGCGCCGACCGCGGCCAGTTGCCCATCTTGCAAGACGGCCCGGGCGCTCCCCGCGAGGTCAACCTTTTCGCCCTGTACATGCAGGCCCGATATCAGGGTGAGCGCTACGTCACCATGACGCTCGCGTGAACCTGCAAACACCATAACGGGTCAAGGAGAAGCTCGCATGTTTACCGAATACGCCAGCAAACATCCGCACTGGATCAGTGCCTGCCAACGCTTTGCGGCCAGTCACAACATGGCCGAAATCGCCCAGCGGGCAGGCATTAACCCGCAGCTCCTGCGCAACAAGTTAAACCCCGATCAGCCCCATGAACTGACGGTAGCTGAGCTGATTGCCATCACCCAGGCAAGTGACGGCGATGAAACCCTATTCGATGGCGCCCTGTTTGGCTGTGGCTTGACGGCCGTTGCCATCCCCCAAGCAGAGCGGGCCCCTTCCCTGCCTCATCAGGCCATCGATCTGAACGCCAAGATCGCCAGCATTGGCCAGCGAGCCCTGGAGCTGACCGACCGAGGCCGGATCACCCGCTCGGAGCGCAACACCCTGGTGAGCGTGGCCACCTCGGCCATGGGGTCGCTCGCCATCTTGATCCACGACATCGAGGCCCGCTTTCAGGCGGTGCCCGCCCTGGCCTGTGCATCAGACATCTTGATGCAGGCCGCGACCATGTGAAGGGGAAACCACCATGCAACGCATAGACCATGAACAACGCAACCTGGCGGGCCTGACGCCCACCGAGCAGATCGCCATGAACACCGCCGGCTGCCTGCTGCTGCGCGAGCTGTTCGGCAAGACACGCTCCAGCCTGGACACCGACTGGCTGGCACTGGGCCAGGCCAAGAAAGCGGCCATCTGCGCCATCGCCCGCCAGCCGCGGGGCGAACTGATGACCGCCACCTTGTCGGCCCTGCCCCATGCACAGCGTGAGGCGATCAGGCTGGCGGTGATCGCGCTGGAGTATCAGAAAGCTTTTCGCGGCGGCTGTGACAGCAAAGTCTGGCACCCGGCACTGAGCACCAGATCCATCAGGGATATCGAGAGGGAGAAGAAAGAGAGAACGGCAAGGCTTCGCATGAAGCACGCCGTGCTGGCGGCAAGCCAGATGACCGGGCAAGGCCCACGCCCTATCGGGCAGTAAAAAGCCCGCATAACGGAGCAGCAACTCCAAGCGGGCCTTTATCAACAACGTATGAGGAAGTCGACATGGCAACTTTAGCGATCCCCTGCGCCCTGCGCAACCTTCGCATCCAGCAACGCAAGCTAACGGGCCGCTATGGCACCCGTCTTAGCCAATACCCTGACGGGGTTGCGCTTATGGAACGCACCACCGCACTGGCTTGGGCTTCTCTGTTCAGCCGCATCAACCCCTGCACTCTTTCACAAGGAGCCTGACCATGAACGCACAACCAACCCAGATCAACCTGCTCAACCACCATGCGGCCAAGCGCCTGCGCCAGTTGCGGGAGCAGTTAAAGCTGAGCCGCCCCAAGTTTGCCGATCAGCTCGGCATTCCGGCCACCACGCTCAAGAACTACGAGCTGGGATACCGCGAGATCGGCGGGGGCTTGTTCCTGCTGATCGCCAATCACCCGGAGCTGAAACATCACTGCGACTGGCTGCTGACCGGCATCGCCACGCCGGAGGTGCTGGCATGAGCGACGCCATCAATATTGTCCGTCAGGCCCCCAAGCTCATCGAGGGCTTGCTGGCCGACATGTTCGCCGCCAACGCCGAAGATAACCGCATCGCCCTGGGCGGGGTTTACTCCGGTCAGCAGTACATCCAGATCCAACTAGTCGCCACCTGCAATCCGGCCGCCCTGCTGGATGATGACAGCGGTGAAGACGATGACGAAGAGGGGCCAGCCATGGCCCCGACTCATAGCCCACTGGTCACTCATTGGCTGGCAGCCCGCGCCGAGTTTATCGCAGCCGGTGGCGAAGTTCGGGGTGATAGAGACATTGCCCGGGAGCTGCTGGCGCTCGGGGCCGTGCGATCTGTCTATTGGCTGGCACTGGGCCAGGGTGAAACTGCCCTGGCCAGGGAAATCGGCGACTGGTGGCACGAGTGCGCCCCGCTGCATAGGCAAGGTGAGGTGATCCAGTGACTCATCATCTGCTGCAGGAATTGGCCTGCCTGATGCACCGCTGGCAAGAGACTTATCGGGAAGACGCAGCGCGGCTGCGTCTTTATCAGAAAGAACTGGCCAATGCGCGCCGGCTGCCTGCCCGCCCCCGGGCCAGTATCACGCTACTGCTGCGCCAATGCGCGGCAGCTCGCCGCATGAAAACCCATGCGCAACAGACCATCCAGGGCTGCCAATCCCGCATCACCTTGTTGTCCGGTACCGCCATCCAATGAGTCGAACAGCCACCCGGTTGCCGCTGTCGAAAAGGACGCTGCGGCAGCGTATCGATACCCTTTCCAATGCTCTGCCCGGCGTCAATCTTGACGCCGCTTTCGTTGGCGTACCCGGCCAATCTGATCTGGCGTGGGCCATGCAAGTTCTAGATGGCCTCTCCCCCCAGCTCAGCCAAACCCTGTTCAAGCAATACGTGCGACGCCGCAAAGATGGCAGCACCCGCCATGCCCGCAATGGCAACATCTGGCTTCGTGAGCGGACGAAGCTGGTGCGCGGCCTTATCCAGGCCCTGCCAGTGGACCCGCAGGCCCTGCGCGATGAAGAGAGCCGCAAGCGGGTGGCGCATCAGTTCGCCAACCAGACGGCCGCCATCTGGCACAACATCGAGCAGGGCATCAAAGCCGGCGATGAGCCGGATCTGCTGCTGACATGGGAAGCCATCCGCCAGCCTGCCGACCAGTGGGGCTTTATAGGGGAGTTGCCCGAATTCAAAACCGAGGAGGTGCGTGATAACTGGATCCTAAGCGTGATGGTGCGCCTGCTCTCCGCCAAGTGGTGGGAAAAACGCATCAACCGCACCTGGGACAGACTGCAGGAGCACATCAACATCGTGCTCGGCAAGGTGCGCAAGGGGGTGTCGGCGTATGTGTCGAACGCCACCATGAAGGTAGTGCGTGAGCGCAAGCGGGCCATGATGCGCTGGTTGGCCGAGTCGGAGGTAATGAACACCCAGCATGACCTGGTGATCTCGATGAAGGATTGCTGGGAGGCCAGCAACGCCAACCCGGTCAACCGCCGCAACGAGATGATGGTGCGGATGCGCGGCTTTGAAGATTACGCCGAAGAGCAAGGGCATGTGGGGGTCTTCTTCACCTGGACGGCACCTTCCCGCTTTCATGCCTGGACACAGAAACACGACGGCAAGACCGTAGAGAACAAACACTATGAAGGGGCAACGCCGCGGGAAACCTGCGCTTATCTGGCCAAGCTATGGAGCCTGACTCGGGCCGCTCTCAAGCGGGCAGATACCCCAGTCTACGGCTTTCGGGTGTGCGAGCCACATCACGATGGCACCCCGCACTGGCACATGCTGCTCTTTATGCGCCCTGCCAACAAATGGCGAGTGATCAGCACCCTGCAACGCTATGCCCTCACCGATGATCATCAAGAGCTGGTGCGCGATATCCAGGGGCGCCCGCCCTTCACCGACATCACTCCCCGCTTTGACTGGAAAGAGATAGACCCGGCCAAGGGCGATGCCACCGGCTACATCGCCGCCTATATTGCCAAGAACATCGACGGTGAGCATGTGGATGGTGATCAGGAGTCTGACACTCCAGCTGATCAAGGGGCCCAGCATGCATGTGCCTGGGCCAGTTGGTGGGGGATCCGCACCTTTCAGCAGATCGGCGGCGCCCCTGTCGGGGTCTGGCGCGAACTGCGCCGCATCAGCAACGCCAAGAAGCACGGCGATCTGGTGGGGCCACCCAAACCGGTGTTGCTAGACCCGCGCTTTGAGGCCGCCCGCTTTGCCGCGGATAACGGGATTTTCCGCTGCTACCTGCAGGCCATGGGCGGCGCCCTGGCGACCCGGGCCGAACACCCCATCAAGTTGGCCCACCTCATCGAGGAGCAGGCCAACGCTTACGGCGAAGACATCAAGCGCCTGATGGGCCTGCATACCGCCCGCCTGGGTGTACGCACCCGTTTGACCGGGTGGGAAGTGGTGCCTGCCGGTACCTTCGAGGCCACCAAGGCCGCCGAGGGTTCTGCTTGGGGGGTTCGGGTTAAGACGGGCGACAGCCCGGCACCTTGGAGCTCTGACAATAACTGTACGCGGCCGGATCCTGATGCCTTCGCAGACCAGATCATGAAGGAACAATGGGGGTTATCGCCCTATTCCATCGACCGCTTGCGAGCTGGCGCCAACGTCACGGCAGACGGTTTCACCCTCTGGCTGGAGAACGGGCAGGTGCAGAGCCACCGAACGATACTGAGCGAGCCGGATTGGTTACCGGATTGGTTGCCGGCAGCAGAATCGGATCCGCAGGCAGAACCAGATACCATCGATCCAGATGATGAACGTTGGCCAGCACTGGTGATGGATTGTTACGAGCTGTTCAACGCCTGCGGATTCGCGGCATGCCAGCAGTGGATCGAAGCGCAGCCCAATCCCTATCGCAGCGAACTCTGGCGAGTGCTGGGTAAGTTAGACCGTGCCGACCGGCTCGAAGTAGAAGGCCACCTTTTTGATGAACTGATGAACTGATGAACTGATGAACTGATGAACTAGGTAGAGTGTGACTGACCTATTTGCCAAGCTGGCTGCCCTGCAAGGCGAGCTGCCCACAACACCCCATATCTACAGGCCATTGACGGTGCCACTGTATGAGACACTGGAGGGTCAAATATACCGGATGGGGCCTCAGATTGACGGCATCCCGGCATGGCCGCCTGAACACATGCTTGAATGGCTGCAACAGCAACCGCCATATATCAGAGGGGTGGCCATCGCCATAATGCACCGAGTATACCGACTGTAACAGGTGGAATCCCTCCCCTACCTCAAGCCATCCCGGCCGCCAGAAAGCCCCCAAGCAGATGTCGAAGCCCCCCCATCCCAGCCAATGATCCCTATGCTTTCCGTCGATGGCCGCACCGTTGGCAAGCGCCACCTTGTCGATGGCCTGCTGCCGGTCAACATCGACCATAACGGTACCATCCGTTGCGCCACCACCTCTGGATAGCACCGGGTAGCCCGGCAGACCGCGCGAACCCAGGGTCCGCGGCACAGCTCAACCCCATGTACAACTCAGCACTGTATCAGGTGGTGTCGGAACAACTCCAACAAATATCAAACGAATACATCTAGACAATTGACATATGTTAGTAATAACATGATTTAAAGTTATTTTTCTCTGCCAATTCAGTAATCGATGTCGTGTTATTCGGAGGCAATACTCACAGGTTTATGTAGCCTTCCATCTAATCGCTATTATGTTTTACCCATATCGGGAGGTAAAAGTGTCTAGAACTACAGATAACGTTATCCGCGTAATACACGCTGGCGGAAACATGAATGTTAATGGCGAAAAAATGACCACAGACAGTTTGGTTCGTGTTGCTAAGGCTGCTGTAGCGTCAGGTTCTACGGTTACCTTAATGGGCTTGGGCAAACACTCCACAGACAGCTTAATACGTATTGTTGAAGCTGGCGGTAAGAATATTATTCTTCAAGATTAAGAATCAAAGTAAAGCCAAGCAAAGCGCCCACAATAATGTGGATTCACCATGTCAATGCTGGCACAACCGGCTTGGAGGTACAGGTACACATTGAAGTAAACGTCGTGATCTCGTTTGGGTTGGAAGTCTTCGCTTCTATCTTTGGCTGTATTGCAATAGCTCTGGGGGTGTTTATGAAAAACTCAATCGCTTTCTTTACCTCGGTAATGGCATGTGTTTGGTGCGGATTTGCGTTCCTGCGGAGTCTCTGGTGAGAGAAAATTCCAACCCAAACGAGAGATTAACGTTTATGAATTTGTGCAACTTGCCAAGAGAGAACGTAGGGGGTTCGATCCCCCCTCTCCGCACCATTTCTTTGATGTGTAGGCTTAATACTCTAGATTAAGCCCACATAAACATTTTATGGCACTATAAAGTGAGTAGGTAATAAGGACTGAGGGCGCTATTGCGCCCCCAGTCCTTTCAGTACTAACTGCCGACCCTCTGGTGTCAACGACCCCATTAAACTCAGTACCAACTGGTTGGTAGTCTTGGCCGAGGGGCTTAGGGTGTGAGCGAACGACAAGGTAGCCACCCAGCTGTGGCCGCACTCGGCATCGGTGCACTGGCAGTAGAGATCCGAGACATCATCGCTCAGCCGATTGGTCTTGGTAATGCGGCCCCGCTGGCCACACACTTTGCAATAAACCCGCATTACGCCCCCTTTTCTATCCAAATCAACAGCCTATCTTGCCACAGTAAGCACTGTTTGTTTATACAGTTGAACCGATGTTCTCCCGAAAATCGACCCAGAGGGAGCGAGGGAGTCCCGCGCTGTTGATGGCGTCCTGCACCAATTCACACAGCGGCAGCACCTCGTTCCTGGAATAGGTGGCATCGTACTTCTCGGGATCCCCGAGCCCGCCGCCGTTGATCGGGATAATGCCGGCCAGCGCCGCCGGAAAGCGATGGGATGTCAGCACATCCTGAGAGGTGATCCCCTTGATAGCCGCGAACTCGTCCTTGGTCGCGATATCCCCCACCGGGATCAGCTTGATGCCATCGGGCTTGCCATCGGGGATATTCACGAACATCGAGCGGAAGTTCCCCACCCCTTTGGAGTTCGCGATCATCTCCTTCATCTCCTCCTCGGTATCATCGTCCATGTTGGGGTCGGTCGCGTAGAAGATGAATCCCATGTGGGCGCCGTTGAGGAAGTATTTGCGCCGAAACAGGGTAGCGTCCTGGTTGAGCAGCGCCGACTGCAGGCCGCCCAGGTAATCGGGCATGCCATAGACCTGCTGCTCGGGATCGTACTGGGCCAGCCAGATCACCTCCTCCGGTCGGTAGATCAGGTTCGGCTTGCCCTGCTGCAGGTAGACAAAGCAACCATCCTCGCGCCGGCGCAGGTAGACGCTGGAGAGCGGGTGCAGCCCCACCACCTGGTTAAAGCCGTTGCGCAGTTTGAGCAGCCCCCCATCACCAAACTGCAGGTAGTTGTGCACGAACGCCGTGATGGTGGCGCGCTGGTTGGTGAAGCGACCCGCCACCATATTGCGGCGCGCCATCAGGATGGCCCCATGGTGGGCATTGGCCCTGGCCACCTTGGCCAACCCCTTGCGCTCGATGGGGGGCTGGTAATATTCCCCATAGGGGTTGTAGAACACCCCGGTGTAATCAGTCATCCAGGCCGTGGGGTCGATGGCCTCCGGCATGCTGAAGGCCACGGCGCCGCGTTTGGATGAGGTGGCCGCCTGGGCCGATTGCTTTCGTTTGGTCATGCTGCTTTCTTCTCCTGGCTGGTTGCCCAGGTGGATTTGCGTTTACGGTGGGTATCGAGGGGCTCATTTGCCACGGCGTGGGCGATGGCAAAAAATACGTCGGCGTGCCCGGTCACGTTGTCCCGGGCCGCCCGGAAGGTCATCTGACCGCCGCCGGTGGTGCTGCGCTTGATGGCGAGGAAGGCGAGCGGGATATCCCTGTCCGAGCTGTCCCACTCGATGCGGTTCGCCTCCACCACGTCGATCATCTTGAGCACCAGCCGCGATTTGCTCTCGATGCTGTAGTTGATGGGGTGACACACCCCTTTGAAGATGGGTTTGAGCAGGTCAAACACCCCGGCGCCGATGCCGGACACATCGACCCCCAGATACGTGACCCGGAATTTCTTGGCGATGCGCTCAATCTCCTGGGCTTGAAACTGGAAGTTGAGTCCGCGCCAGTAGTGCTTTTCCAGCACCCGGAAGCGCTCGCCGGCGACGGTGGGCGGGGCGACCACCACCAGGGTGGCGTTGTCGCGGGTACGGCTCGGGTCATAGCCCAGCCACACCTCGCGCCGGCCGAACGGATCGGGCTGCCCGGGCTTGTAGTCCTCCCAGCGACTCGGCTCCACCCCTGCCCGCTCCATGTCCTGGAACTTGAACACCGACAGGGCATCGTCGATAAAGCGGCACATGTAGAGGCGGTCGAACACCTCCTCCGGGTACTCGTCCTTGAGCTCCTCGATGTCGATGAGGTGGCAGCCGAGACGAATGGCGTCCTCGATGGTGATGACGTAGCGCCACTGCCTGTCCGGGCAGACGCGGCCACCGTCGCGCAGCTCCTCTTCGCCCGGGAAGTCGATGACCACCCGGCTCGGGCGCTGTCCCTTCCAGCGATCCCCGGTCCAGAAGCGGTACGCCTCGTGCACCTTGCTCGACGGGGTCGAGAAGTAGGTCTTGCGCCAGTGGCTCTGGGTCGCCATGGCGCTGGCCACGTCCGAGAGCTTCTCGAAGTTGGGGATCCAGAAGTATTCGTCGATGTAGACGTTACCGGAGCGGGACTGGGCGCTGTTGGAGTTGGTTGAGCAAAAATGCAGCTCGGCCCCGTTCGACAGCACGATGGGGTTGCCAGTCAGGGTGACCCCAAAGAAGGTCTGAGCAATCTTGCAGATGTAGGAGCGAAACACCTCCGCCTGGGCCCGGGTGGCGGACAGGAAGATCTGGTTGCCGCCGGTCAGAATGGCATCTTCCAGCGCCTCGCCGGCGAAATAGTAGGTCATGCCGATCTGGCGGGACTTGAGGATGTTGCGGGTGCGCGGCAGCGCCGGGGCGTTCTTGGCCTCTCGCACCCGCAACTGATAGCCGAACAGGGTACCCAGCCATTCGGTGAAGTCGGCCTCGGTCAGATGGCCGATCTCGTTCTTGGCCTTCTTGCCGCCCTTTCGGCTGCCGCCTGCCTGGTTGCCGCGCTCACGCTTGCCACGGCTGGGCTCGGGTTCATTCCCCTCTGCTCGCTGGGCCTTGAGGGCCTGCTCGCGCTCGGCCCACTTGAGCGCCTTCTCCTTGAGGCTGACATGGTGGCCAATGAGCCGGTCCAGCTCCTCCTGCTCGCCCGGGGTTTTCTTCTCCCGATGCAGCAACACCTGCACCCGGCGATTAATGGCATCCTCGACCGCTTCCTCGGTCAGCAGGTCGCGCCAGCCGAGCTTTTCGGCCCAGTAGTAGATGATGCGACAGGAGTTGAGCCCCAGTTCGTCCTTGATCTCCTGGGGTGTCCATCGCTTAAGGTAGAGTCCCTTCGCCGCATTGCGGATCTCTTCGGGGTACGCCACGGCGCCTCCATCCGGTGAATGATGGCGCCATCATAGCCAGCCCCCTCCCCCCACTTATCCCACTGATGTTCTGAGCAATTCGGATTTCCTGCTGGATCCGAATCCCGCCGAACACAACCAGATGAATAGCCCTTGCCGACCCGATAGCCTGAGCCCGCATCACTTGGGAGCAGGCATGAACGAATCAACCTTGAGAACTGGCTGGGTCTGTATCGCCACCGAAGGCAAAGCGGTGGATGGGCGGGACATTACCCGCGACTGGCTCACCGACATGGCCGAGACCTACGACCCGACCTATTACACCGCCGTCATCTGGCCCGATCACGATCGCTGGTCCAGCTACGGCACCGTGCAGGCCCTCAAGACCGAAGAGGTGGACGGCAAGCTCAAACTGTTCGCCATCCTTTGCCCGAATCGGGATCTCATCTACTACAACCAGAGCGGCCAGTATCAGTTCTGCTCCATCGAGCCCTTCGAGAACTTCGCCGATCTGGGCCGCACCTACCTGCTGGGCCTCGGCGTCACCGACGAACCGGCCAGCATCGGAACCACCCATCTCAAGTTCAGCAAGAACAACAAGGGCCAGGCCGTTGGCACCAGTGAGCCGCTGGATCTCTCCACGTTCAAGCTGCCCAAGCACGAAAAAGCCGACGGCCTGATCGCCAAGTTTTTCAGCTTCCTGGCCAGCCACGGCGAGCAAGCCCCCCAACCCACCCCCAGCCAACCCGAGGATGAGGAAATGACCAAAGAACAGTTCGACCTGCTGCTGGGGGCCGTCCATGGCCTTGGCACCAAGATCGAAGGCTTCAGCACCAAGCTGGAGACCAAACCCACTACCGAACAGCCTACTGCACCCGCCAAGGTGGACGCGCAGCCCGGCATCAGCGCCGAGCAGTTCAGCAAGCTGGAAGAGACCCTGAACGGTCTGGCCAGCACCGTCGGCGAGCTGAAAGGCCAGATCGACCAGTTCTCTGTCGAGAAGCCGGGCCAGCGCCCGGGCGCCCTCGGCGGTGACGATACCCCTGCAGTCTATTAAGGAGCGACCGTGAGCCAGACTCTTACCGTCCAGGCCATGCAGCGCCTGGAGCAATACAGCAATGCCCTGGCCAAGGCCTACGGCATCCCCGTCAACGCCCTGGCCAAGCAGTTCAGCGTCACCGGCCCGGTGGAAACCGGCCTGCGCGCAGCCCTGCTCGCCTCCGTCGAATTCCTCGGCCTCATCACCTGCCTGGACGTGGACCAGATCAAGGGCCAGGTGGTGCAGGTTGGCATCGGCAAGCTGTTCACCGGCCGCAAGAAGAACGGCCGCTTCAACGGCAAGATCGGCGTCGATGGCAACACCTACGAGCTGACCGAGACTGATTCCTGCGCTTCGCTGGACTGGGCGACCCTGTGCGTCTGGGCCAACGCCGGTAGCGAGGGCGAGTTCCTGCGCCTGGTGGGCGATTTCATCAACAAGGCCTTTGCCCTGGACATGTTGCGGGTCGGCTGGAACGGCGTGGAAGCGGCCGCCGATACCGATCCCGTCGAACACCCGCTGGGGGAAGACGTCAACAAGGGCTGGCACCAGATCGCCCGCGAGTGGAACGACGGTAGCCAGATCATCAAGGCCGAGGCCGGCAAGAAGATCTACTTCGACCCGGACGGCAAGGGGGACTACAAGACCCTGGACGAGATGGCCTCCGACCTCATCAACACCACCATCGATCCCCTGTTCCGCCAGGACCCGCGTCTGGTGGTGCTGGTCGGTACCGACCTCATCGCTGCCGCCCAGGCCAAGCTCTACAGCGAGGCCACCAAGCCGAGCGAGCAGATCGCCGCCCAGAAGCTGGCCGAGTCCATCGCCGGGCGCCGCGCCTACATCCCGCCCTTCTTCCCGGGCAAGCGAATGGTAGTCACCACCCTGGACAACCTGCACATCTACACCCAGCGCGGCACCCGCAAGCGTAAGGCGGACGATAACCAGGACAAGAAGTGCTTCGATAACCAGTACTGGCGCATGGAAGGCTATGCCCTCGGCGAGCACCTGGCCTATGGCGGCTTTGAAGAGGCCGACATCGAGATCGGCGCCGCGCCGGCGGCTCCTGAGGCCTAAGCCATGAGCTCACCCGGTCAACGTCACAAGCAGCGCGTGCACGCCGTGCAGGGGGCCCAGCAGGCCGCCAGCTCCGGCGTGGCCACCGGCGCGGTGGCTGACAGCCTGCACCTGCAACTGATTGCCCTGGAGCAGGACATGGTCCGGCTGCGAAAGCTGGCCCGCATCGGGGATCGGGTGAACATGAAACGCGATGAGCTGATGCCCAAGTACCGCCCCTATGTGGAGCGCTATCTGGCTGCCGTCAGCGAGTCGGGCCAGCCCTATCAGAACGAGCTGTTCCAGCGCCTCATCATCTGGGCTTTCGATGTGGGCGACTTCGACGCTGGCATCGCCTGGGCGGATCTTGCCATCGCCCAGGGCCAGCGCACCCCGACCAACATCAAGCGCGACTGGGCCCACTTCGTGGCCGACACCGTGCTGGAGTGGGCCGAGAAGCAGGCGGCCGAGGGGCATGCCGTCGAACCCTGGTTCTCCCGGGTGTTCGACAAGGTACGCAATGACTGGCGCCTCAACGAGCGGCTGACCGCCAAGTGGTTCAAGGCCGCGGGTTGCCTGCTGCTGCGTGACCACGACGGCCAGCCCCGCCCCAGCGCCGTGGGGGACAGCGCCACCCTGGAGCAGGCCGACCACTGGCTGGCCCTGGCCGAGCAGATGCACGGCAAGGTGGGCGTTGGCACCTTGCGCCAGAAGATTGCCATGCGCCTGCGGGCGCTCAATCCCGAATAACGAACCGACTCTCCGCGCCGTCGCACCCCGGCGCGAATGCCATGAGCAGCCTCTGGCTAACTCAGCGGCAATTGCGTGGCTTCAGGGGTGCACCCATTCAACCAGCGAGGCAAGCCATGTTTGCAGGCAAGGACATCGACTACAGCGCCGCCACTATCCGCAATGACGGATTCTGGCCGGATGTGGCCGTCGCCGACTTCGAGCGCCGCCGTGCCCTGCCTGCCGATCTGAACCAGCAGACCACAGGCGCCGCCTTGCTGGCCGCCGTCTCTGAAATCAACCTGCAGCTCGCCAGCCACCAGGCCGCCCTGCAGGCCAAGGGTTATGCCAGCGCCGCCGCCGTACCGGGTCCGAGCCTTGACGATGGCGCTGACTCCGGCAGAAACGCCCTAACCGAGCAGTACCTGGCCGCCGTCTTCGCTCGGGCCAAGGCGGCCTTGCTGCCGGAGTTCGCCAGCGTCACCGAGCGGGCCACCGCCAACAACCAGGTGGAACGCTCCCCGGACCAGCGCGCCCAGTTGCTGGCCGAGAGTCAGCAACTGGTGCGCAGCATCAAGGGCAAGCACCGGGCGGGGGTATCGCTGATATGAGCGCCGCTATGAACGAGCAGCAGGCCCAGGGCTACTTCCTGCAGGCGCTCCACGCCGAGTTGTTGCGGGTGCTGCCAGCCAAGTGCCACAAACGACTGGATAGCTGGATGGAGAACGGCACCATCAAGCTCGAACCCAGGAACATGGGGCCCACCGGGGTGGACGTGGCCTGGCTCACCTATCAGGCGGTGTTCACCATCGAGCAACTGCCGTTTCGGGAGCTGGATCCGGCCATCCTGTTGGCGGCCGTCGCCGCCTGGGTGCAGGAGCACGACGAGGTTCGCGGGCAGCTCGACCTGCACGATCCCGAATACGCCGTCACCCCGAACGACGAGCAGACCGCCGACCTCGAGATCCAGCTCCCCTTCGCCGAGCCGCTGCGCCTTATCGAGCACCCGCAAGGCCCCATCAACTGGCTCGGCAAGCACTGGAACGTGGCCCCCTATGACATCTGGGTGGCCGAACAGATTGACCTGAACGTGGGTGAGACCGGCGATCACCAAGTGGGTGGCCTCTCATGATCACCATCACCCTGGACACCCGTCGCGGCAAAGACCAGCTCAACCTGCTGGCCTTGCCGCCCAAGCAGCGCAAGCGCCTGGTATGGCGCGCCGCCAACGAGATGAAGAAGCTGGCCGCCCGTCACGTGCGCCAGCAGCAAGACCCCAACGGCAATGCCTGGGCTCCTCGCAAGCGGGGCAAACGCAAGATGTTGCGCGGCCTGCCCAAGCTGCTGGTGATCCACGAGCCGCGCCAGGACGTGGCCGAGGTCGGGTTCAAGAAAGGCACCATGAGCGCCCACGCCGGGGTCATCGCCAACACCCACCAGAAGGGGCACACCTACAAGGTGACGGCCGCCAGCCGGCGACGCATCGCCCCCAGTGAAGGCGGCAAGCACAAGCAGGCCACCAAGGCCCAGGCCCGCAAGCTGCGGGAGCTCGGGTTCAAGCGCCCCGGTCAGCGCAAGCGCTCATACCGCTCGGCCTCGCTCGGCTGGATAACCAGCCACCTCAACTACGCCCAGGCGGGGGTGCTCATCAAGAAGCTCAAGGACGAACCGGCGGCCGAGAGCTGGGAAATCCATCTGCCGGCGCGCCCGTTCCTGGGCGCCAATGCCAGGCAGCGGCAACAGGCCTTCGCCCGCGCCCTGCAGAGCATCGATTACGGCTGGGACGTCAACAAGCAAGACATGAAGGGGAAATAACGGCATGTGGCCTTACGTACAGATCAACAACTTGAACCAGATGCAGGGGCCGGTGACCGAGGTCGAGCGCCACCTGCTGTTCATCGGTAGCGCCGCCAGCAACACCGGCAAGCTGCTCTCCCTCAACGCTCAATCCGACTTCGATCAGCTGCTCGGGGCCGCGGACAGCGAGCTCAAGGCCAACCTGCTGGCCGCCCGCGATAACGCCGGCCAGAACTGGTCGGCGGCGGCCTATGTGCTGCCCACCGACAAGCCCTGGCTGGACGCGGCCCGCGACGCCCAGCAGACCCAGTCGTTTGAAGGGGTCGTGGTGCTGGGACAAGAGTGGGACCAGGCGGCCATCAACGCCGCCCACGCCCTCAACCAGGAACTGATCGCCAAATGGGGGCGCTGGCAGTTCATGCTGCTGGCCGTGCCGGCCATCGCTGACGAACAGGACTGGTCCACCTACGAGGCCGAACTGGCCACCCTGCAGGACGGCATCGCGGCGAGTTCGGTTTCCCTGATCCCGCAGCTTTGGCCAACCCTGGCTGGCGCCTACGCGGGCCGCCTGTGCAACCGGGCGGTGAGCATCGCCGACAGTCCCTGCCGGGTGAAGACCGGTGCCCTGGTGGGCCTTGGCAACAAGCCGGTGGACAAGGACGGGATCCCGCTGCCACTGGCCACCCTGCAGACCCTGGAGCAGAACCGTTACTCGGTGCCGATGTGGTACCCGGACTATGACGGGATCTACTGGGCCGATGGCCGCACCCTGGACGCCGAGGGCGGTGACTACCAGGTGATCGAGAACCTGCGGGTTGCCTACAAGGTGGCACGCCGGATGCGCCTGCGCGCCATCGCCCGCATCGGGGATCGTTCGTTCAACTCCACCCCGGGCAGCACAGCCGCCGCCATCACCTACTTCGGCAAAGATCTGCGGGAGATGGCCAAGGCCACCACCATCAACGGCCAACCGTTCCCGGGTGACATCGCCTCCCCCCAGGATGGTGACATCCGCATTCAGTGGGTCGCCAAGAACCTGGTCTCGGTGTTTGTGGTGGTGCGCACCGTAGACTGCCCCAAGGGGATCACCGTCAACATCATGCTCGATTTGAGCCTCAACAATGGGGAGGGCTAACCCATGACCCGTCGAATTTCTGGTGCCAGCTTTGACACCACCCTCCTGGGGGCCATGGTCCACGTCGAAAAGGCCAGCCTCTCCATCACCGACAACAGCGCCGTGGCGCAAACCAGGGGGATCCCGGATGGCTTCGTCGATGGCGATGTCGCCGCCGAGCTGGAGTTCGAGCTCGACACCAAGAATTTCTCGCAGTTGGCCGATGCCGCCAAGCGGGCGGGAAGCTGGCGCGGAATGGAGCCGGACGACGTGTTGTTCTACGCCGACACCGGCACCGAGACCATGAAGGTGGAGGCCTTCGGCGTGAAGCTGCTGGTCTCCGACCTGCTCGACATCGATCCCAAGGGCGGCAGCAAGAGCGTGCACAAGGTGAAAGGCTTTGTGACCTCCCCCGACTTCGTTCACCTCAACGGTGTGCCTTACCTCTCCAAGGAAGACACCCGCCACCTGCTGGGTTAAGGGGGACGCATGGACGACATCGACCGCGCCACCCGCCACGCCGCCCGCATGCTGGCGGTCCAACTGGCCAACCAGGTGGGCAAGGGGCACTACCAGGGGGAGAGCTTGCACCAGTGCGAAGAGTGCGACGACGACATCCCCGAAGGGCGCCGCCGCCACGTACCCGGGGTGCGCCTGTGCGTCCCCTGCCAGACCCGCCTTGAACGGTTGGCCCGCTAATCAGAGCAACGGACATGAACCACATGCCTCATAAAGACCCGACCCTCGCCACCGCCCTGCTGGCCTGGCTGATGGACAACTGGCCCGCCGTCTATGGGGCCCTGCTGGCGCTGGCCATCGCCTTCCTGCGTATCACCTACGCCGGCGGACGAGGTCGCCGCCGGCTGATCGAATCCCTGCTGTGCGGCCTCATCACCCTGGCGGCCGCCACCGGGACACACCTGCTCGGGATCCCCCAGGAGGCCACCCCCTTCCTGGGCGGCGTGGTGGGGCTGCTCGGGATCGACATCATCCGCGACAGGGCGACCCTGATGTTTCGCAATAAGGAGGACAACAATGCCGCGCAGTGACTGCCATCCCCAGATGGCCGCCTTTCTCGACCTGATCGCCTATGCCGAGGGCACCAAGGGGCTGGGCGACGATGGTTACAACAAGCTGGTCAACCCGGCCGGGTTCTTCCAGGACTACCGCGAACACCCCGATGTGTTGGTGCGGGTTAACCCGACCCTGCACAGCACCGCCGCCGGGCGCTATCAGTTCCTGTCCCGCCACTGGCGCCACTACCAGGCGGCGCTCGGCCTGCCGGACTTTGGCCCCGTCTCCCAGGACACCTGGGCCATCCAGCTTATCCGTGAGCGCAAGGCACTGGATGACGTGATCAAGGGTCGCATTCAACAGGCGATCAGCAAGTGCGCCAACATCTGGGCCAGCCTACCCGGCGCCGGCTACGGCCAGCGCGAGCACAAGCTGGCGGATCTGCTGGCCAAGTTCACCGAGTTTGGCGGGGTGCTGGCATGAGCACGTTCATCCGGTTGTTACCGGCCCTGATCGGGTTGGTGATCGGCAGCGTGCTGTTTGCCCAGGGGGAACGGCTCACCCAACGCACCCGGGAGCTCGCCACCGCCAACGAGACCATTGCCACCCTGCGAGAGGCGAACGAGCAGATGGACAGTGTGCTCAAGACGCTGCGGCAAGAAGACAGCGCACTGCGCCAACTGCTCGCCCACCAGAACGCGGCCTTGGCCGAGCTCGACAATCAGAACAGGAAGACCGCCGATGACCTGCAACAAGCCCTGGCCACGCCGCCGGCGGGCCGCCCGGATTGCGCTCGCGAGCCTTTGCCTGCTGGCGCTCTGCGCCTGCTCAAGCCAGCCGTTGAGCGTGGTGCAAACCCGGGTGGTAAAGCGGCTGCCGCCGCCGGGGCTGGTACCCCACTGCCCGGAGCCTGATTTCACGGGGAGCACCTACGGCGATGCCGTGCGGTTTATCCCCACCCTGCAGACGGCGCTGCGCCGCTGCCAAACCCAGATCACCACCCTGAACAACTGGATTACCCAAGAGGAAAACACCCCATGAGCACACCGATCATCACCCTCGACGTCGCCGGCAAAGAGCTGAAGTTCGCCCCCACCATGGTGGCCTACAACGGCTTCATCAACGACATGATGCCGAGCGACAAGGTGGCGCCGGCCCACAACTACCTCAAGAAGATCGTCTGCCAGGAGAGCAAGGCCGCGCTGGACGAGCTGCTCAAGCGCCCGGGCGCCGCCCTGCAGTTGGCGGGAGCCATTAACGAGCAGTTCGCCCCCACCCTGGAGATCACCGTAAAAAACTGACCGCGCGCGCCGAGGCCATCGAGCGCAACCAACTGGAGCAGGTGCTGGCGCTGCGGCGCTACTACCTGCCCCACGAAGAGGACGACCTCGACAGCCTGGCTCGCGCCATCTGGTTAGACAAACAACACCGAGAGTCCAACGCCGCCGCCGTGGCCGAGGGTATTGCCAAAGCACTGAACGGGTAACGACTGATGGCCTGGATGGAAAAATTGATGATGCAGGTGGCCCTGGTTGACCAGGTCACCAAGCCCCTTGCTGGCATCAATGCCCAGATGGACAAGGTCAGCAAGGCGGGCCGCCAGGGCTGGAGCAACATGGCCATGGGGGCCACCACCCTGGCCGCCGGCGGGCTGGCGGTGCAGGCGGCCCTCGGGCCCGCCATCGAGATGGACAGGGCACTCTCTGAGGTGGCCTCCCTCGATGTGCAAAAAGACGTGCTCGGTGCGCTCGGCCGCGAAGCCCTCAAGCTGTCCGTGCAGTATGGCAACTCGGCCACCGAGATTGTCCGCTCCTCCTACGACATCCAGTCCGCCATCGCCGGGCTGGAGGGCAACAAGTTGCCCGCCTTTACCCGCGCCTCGACCGTCCTTGCAAAGGCCACCAAGGCCGACACCGCCACCATCACCAACTACATGGGCACCATGTACGGTATCTTCGAGCAGCAGGCCAAGCAGATGGGCAAGGCTAACTGGGTGGAGGATGTAGCCGGCAAGACGGCGCTCGCGGTGCAACTGTTCAAGACTACCGGCCAGGGCATGGCCGATGCCTTTGGGGCCATCGGTGCCAACGCCACGGCGGCCGGGGTGTCGATGAACGAGCAGTTCGCCGTGCTGGGTCAACTGCAGGCCACCATGGGCGGCGGCGAAGCCGGGACCAAGTTCAAGGCGTTCCTGGCCGGGGTGGGCAGTGCCCAGAAGGCGCTCGGCATTAAGTTCACCGACGCGGCGGGCAACATGCTGCCGGTGCTCACCATCCTCGACAAACTCAAGGCCCGCTATGGCGAGACCCTGAGCGTGGCCGAGGGGGACGAGCTCAAAAAGGCGTTTGGCTCGGATGAGGCGGTGGCCATGGTCAAACTTCTGATGACCAACACCAAGGCCCTTTCCACCAACATCAATGCCCTGGCCAACACCCACGGCATGGGCAAGGCCGAGCAGATGGCCGCCTCTATGACCGACCAGTGGGAACGGGTGACGCAAGGATGGTTCGCCATCCGGGCCGCGGCCTTTGGGGTGGTGCTACCGGCCATCAACAAGGTGGTGGGGGTCTTTGCCGATGGTGCCGACACCGTGCTGCGCTGGACCCACCTCTTCCCGAACCTAACCCGGGTGGTGAGCTATGCCCTGCTCGCCATCGTGGGCCTTAGCATGGTGACCGGTGCCTGGCTGCTGCTCGCCGGGCTGGCGAAGATGACCACTCTCGGGCTCGGCATCGCCTGGTCGCTTCTGATCGCCCCGCTCAACCTGCTCAAGGCCGGGCTGGTTGCCTTTCGCGCCATTCTACTGGCCGTCAACATCGCCATGTATGCCAACCCCATTGGCCTGATCATTGCCGGGATAGTGCTGCTGATCGGAGCTGTCGCAGCGGTCATCTACTACTGGGATGACCTCAAGAAGACCCTGGCGGATTGGGGCGTGTTCGACGCCATCCAGAGCATGATCGACGGGGCCGTCGCCGGCTGGGCCAGTTTCATGCAACTGCTCGGCAATCTAAGCCCCTTCCAGTTGCTGGGGCGGGCGGTGGACTGGCTGATCGAGAAACTCAACCTGATCCCGGGGGTCAATATCGAACTCGGCGGCATGCCGGACCTGCAGATGCCCGCGCTCACCCCGCTGACCCTCCCGGTCATGCCGGGCACGGTCAGCGCCCCCATGGCAGCAGAGCAGCAACAGTCCTCGATCACCGCTCCCCTCGCCCGCTACCGCCAGCCGGAGCAGAGCAAGGTGCCCACGGGCGGACTGGGCCAGCAGTTGATCCAGGCCAATGCGGCCGCGAGCGCTGCCAACCAGAAGCCTGCCAAGTCCTTGCACATCGGCGAGGTGCACATCACCAACCAGAATCCCATGACCCCGGAACAACTGGCCGAAAACGCCTGGCTGGAGACCAAGTGATGAGCGAACCCAAATACATCGACATCCTGGTGGTGAACGGCGCTTGGCAGCTCGATGCCGGCGGCCAGCCCCGCACCACCCAGGACCGACACAGCATTGGACAGGACATCAAGCACCGCATCATGGAATCCGGGCTCGCCCGCAAGCTCATCGGCGAGCGCAGCCCGACCCTGCGCAGCGACGTGATGACCGAGATTGAACTGCTGGTTGAAGACGACGAGCGGCTGGTGCCCGGCACCATCTTCATCAGCGAAGAGGCCCCCGACCGGGTGCTGGTCACCGCCCGCACCTATGAATTCGGCGAACTGGAGGTAACCCTGTGAACCTGCGCCCGACCGTGGATTTTATGGCCCTGCTGGCCGAGGCCGGTGTGCCAACCACCGAGGCGGCCATGGAGGCCGAGCTCAAGAAGGAGGTGGTGGCCGCTGGTTCCCTCATCACCAACGACTCGGATGTGAGCCCGTTCTGGCGGCTGGTGCGCGGCGTGGTCATCACCCCGGCCCTCTGGCTTATCCGCACCCTGCTGGCGGGCCATGTGCTGCCCAACACCTTCGCGGCCACCGCCACCGATGCCTATCTCGACCTCAAGGCCTGGGATGTGGATCTCACCCGCAAGGCGCCCCAGAAGACCCGGGGCCTGGTCAATTTCGTCAAGGCCAACCCGAGCAACGCCGTCACCATCCCGGCCGACATCTGGGTCACCACCGAGCGCATCAACGGCACCATCTATCGCTTGCGCCCCCTGCAGGCGGTGGTGAGCCCGGCCGGGGAGGCAGTGGCCCGGGTGGTGTGCGAGGCCGAGTTCGCCGGCGCAGCCTGGAACTTGGCACCGGGGTATTACAACCTGCTGAGCGAACCGGTGACCGGCATCCTCTCGGCCCGCAACGATGACAAGGAGTGGATCACCACCCAGGGCAGCGACGTCGAGAGCAACGATGCGCTCGGCCTGCGCATCCAGAACCAGTTCTCGGCGGTGGGGCGCTATCACATCGACGCGATTTACCGCTCCATGCTGGCGAGCGTCGCGGGGATCCGTGCCGATCACATCTTCTTCGAGCACGACGCCCCGCGGGGGCCCGGTACCGCCAACGCTTACATCCTGCTGGAGGTGGGTGCCACCCCGGCCAGCCTCATCAACCAGCTCAACGACTACGTGGGCCGCCAGGGCAACCATGGCCATGGGGATGATCTGTTCGTGATGAGCATCCCTGAAACCCAGCACAGCCTCACCCTGGCGCTCTGGCCCCAGGCCAACCTCAGCGACGAGCAAAAGGCCGCGCTCAAAGCCGGCGCCGAGAATCTGGTCAGGGCGGCGTTTCGCCAGTCGGCAGACTTCCCGGCCGTCACCCGCACCTGGCCACGCTCGCGCTTCTCCCTCTCCCAGCTTGCCCGCGAGCTGCACAGCCAGTTCCCGCAGCTCCAGAGCCTGCGCTTTGGCGAGAGTGACATCGTCGCAGGGCTGGCCATCCCACGATTGAAGACGCTGACGGTGACCCTGCATGACTGACCCGACCCCCCTTGAGCACGAGCGGCAGGCGCCAGTGCTACCCAATGCCAGCGCCCCCTGGTGGGAAGATGGCTACACCATCAGCCCGGCCCATGCCGAGCCGGGTTTCCTGGCCAAGGGCATCAACGCCTTCTGGCAACGGCTCAAGGGCTGGTTGCTGCTGCCGCTGGCCCAGCAAGACCCGCTGACTTGCTCGGAGTCCTTGCTGGCCCTGCTCGCCTGGGAGCGGGACATCACCCGTTTCAACGGCGAGTCGATTGAGCTCTTTCGCAAGCGGGTCAGGTTCGCCTTTGTGAACGCCAGGGACGCCGGCGAAGTGGCGGGCTTTAAGCGCATCTTCGAGCGCCTTGGCATCGGCTGGTGTGACATCCACGAACGCCAGGCCGGCACGCCCTGGGACGTCATCACCATCGAGGTGACCGATAGCGCCATCGCCAGCAACCAGCAGTTGATGGAAACCCTCATCCAACACTATGGCCGCACCTGCCGCCGCTACCGCTTCCAGGTGGTTTACCCGGTCACCGCCACCCTGCGCCCCGGTCGCATCGACATGAACCAGCAGGTGTTCGGCGCATCACTCAAGAGGACCCCATGAGCCAGATCATTACCAACGCTTTCGCCAGCTACCTGCAGGCAAGCCTCGCCAACCAGACGCCGGTGGTGCTCGATGAGTTCGTGCTGGCCAACATCCCGGGCCTGGACCCGAACCAGCCGATAAGCCCGGATCTGGGCTTGCCGCCGGCGGGCCAGATAGTGCACCGCCGCGCCGTCGATCAGCGCGGGCGCATCAACAACGACGCGGTGGCCTACACCATCGTGATGGACACCACGGTCGGCGATTTCAGCTTCAATGCCCTCTACCTCATCAACAAGGCGAGCGGCATGGTGGGGATGATTGTGCACAAGGGGCTGGAGACCAAACTCAAGACCAATGAGGCCACCGGCCAGACCGGCAACAGCCTGGTCAAGTCCATGCTGATGGAGTACGACCGAGCAAGCGAGGCCACCGCCACTCACGTGGACGCCAGTACCTGGCAGATTGACTATGCCGCCCGCCTGCGCGGGATGGACGACGACCTGCGCCTGCAGGCGCTGCAGTTCTTCGGGCCGGCCACCTTCTACGGCGACGGCTTCAAGCTGGTGAACGAATCCGGCGTCTACAAGGTGCAGCCAGGGGTGGCCTATGTGGGCGGCCTGCGCGCCCAGCTCGACGAGGTCAGGAAAATCACCCCAGGTGCCAAGCCGGTGGGGCTCTGGCTCGACATCTACCGGGCGGGCTCCCTGCTCAATGCCTGGGTGAATCACTTCACCCTCACCCTGAGCGTGCCGGCCCTTGCCGACTATGTGGACGGCAACGGCAATCAGCACCATGTGACCAAGGTCGCCATCATCAACAGCGATGGCAGCGTCACCGACCTGCGCCGCAAGCGCACCATCGAGCTCTCCGGGAATGTGACTGGCAAGGGGATCCTGGAGGATGCCCAGGGCGTCAATATCGCGGTGGAGGTCAAGGACAATAGCCACGGCCACCAGATGGAGAACGTGGCAGGATTAACGCAAGCGCTCGCCAGCAAGCTCGATGTCAGCGGCTACAAAGCCCGCCGCGACATGTTGAGCAACAACGGAACCGCCTTTGGCGTCACCTACAACAAGGACATGAACACCTGCACTGCCGGGGAGTTCGGGTTATACGAGAAAGTCCGCAGTCAGAACGCCCCCCCGACATCAGGCAACTATTTCTACTGCGAGACCAAGCGCATCTATGCGTCCGAGCCCCTGATCCAGATTGCCTGGCCATACGACGGGGATGGGGTGCTGGCAATGCGCAACTACAGCGCCAATACCTTTACCTGGAGCCCGTGGCGCGAGGTCTTCGACACAGGCCACAAGCCGACCATCCAGGAAGTCGACGGCCTGCAGCAAGCACTGGGCGGCCTCTCATCCACGTCCCACTCGCACCCGGGATCCTGGCTAAACCCCATCAACCTTGGGACCGAAGACCTCGACACCCTGAAAGATCCCAAAGTGTATGCCCAGCATGCCAACGCCAACACATCGGCCGCACGCCACTACCCGGAGAACAGCGCGGGGGCGCTCATCGTCAGCGCTGGCGCAGGACCCCAGCAGACCTACCTGGTCTACAACTCAAGCCGGGTCTGGCGCCGGGCGCAATACAGCACGGGCGCCTGGACACCCTGGACCCGGGATTACAACACCGGCAACAAGCCCACGTTGGCCGAGCTCGGCGCGGCGGCAGCGAGCCACGCGCACCCCTGGTCACAACTGACCGGGATCCCGGCCTATGCATCGCGCTGGCCCAGTTGGGGGGAAGTCACCGACAAACCCGCCACCATGACGCCGTCCGCCCACACCCACACCGCAGCACAGGGTAACGCCGATGTGGTGGCCGGGGGCGTCGGACAAATCGGGACCTATGGCTTTTTCTTCACCAAGGCATCCGGTGCCTATGCCCCTGGCCGCACTCTGCCAGGCAGCAGCTTGCGCTGGTCTTCGACTGACATGCACGAATCAGACACCGGCGGCGGGAGTCCTGCTGGGACGTGGAAACTGATGGGCTATTACGCAAACAACGCTTGGACCAAATCACTTTGGATAAGGATTGCCTGATGGAGATCATTACCGCCAAAAACGTCATCGCCTACATCGGCCAACCGGACGCCCTGGACATGGAGGTGGCCTTTGCTCACCTGCCCGGGCAGTTCGTCACCTTTACCGCCCGCAAGGACGACTCGGCCGAGCACGGGCGCGAGCTCTATGTGCGCGCCATGTTTGGCGAGTTCGGCGAGATCCGCACACTGGCACAGCCCGAGGACCTGCCGAGCGAAGCCGAGCAGCAGAGCAAACTGGATACCCTGCTTGCCGAGGCCGCCCTGCACATCGCGCCCCTGCAGGACGCCAAAGAGTTGAAGCTGGCAACCCCGCAAGAGCTGGCCAAACTGGAAGCCCTGCAACGCTATCGCATCGTCCTGATGCGCCTGCCGCAAAGCGAAGGTTGGCCAAGCTCGGTCACCTGGCCGGAGATGCCCCAATGAGTTGGACCCAGGGGGCGCTACGCTGGCCCGCGAGCACTGACGCCCTGCACACCCGCGCCCGGGAGGTGCTGGGGCAGCTCCCTGCGAGCCAGGCAAGAGCCATTGGCCGCCTGCAGGGACTGGCCGCGCGGACCCAGTATCGGCGCCACCCGCTTAGCGAGGCGGCCGAGAGTTTGGCCGGTCTTCGAGCCGAGCTCGACTGGTTGCTGGTGAATGGCCACTGCCTTACCGTCACCCCCTATCAGCACGGGGTGGGCCAACAACAGGGCAACCAGCACCATCTGTCCGCCCCCAGCGCGGTGGCGGCCCTGGCCACCAAGCTGCAGGATGGAGCCGACCCACGCCTGCCCACCGGGCAGCAGCATGCCCTCGCCTGGCTGGTGACCGGCAACAGCGCCGAGGACCTGGTCCGGCAGTTGGTGCCCCTCTGCGCCCTGCTGCCGCTGCCGGAGTGGTGCGCCACCCTGCGCCGCCTCACGGCCAGCAACGACCCCATGCGCAAGCCCACCGCTGCCAGGGTGCCGCGCTGGCGCGCCGGTGAGCCCCTCTGTTGGGCCCCCCTGCGCCCTGCCCGCTTGGCACTTGGCACTGAGCTGGCACAACTGGAAAGCCTCGCCCGGGATAGCCAGAGCCCCATCGACAAGCTGCAGGTGCTCGCCGAGCGCCGAACCGCCCGCCTCGATGTGCTGAACACCGCACTGGCCGAACTGGGCAAGCTGTCCGGAGCTCTCTGGCACTGGCAAGGCCAGGGAGATACGGCAAGCCTCGCCACCCAACTCGGGCAGAGCACGCCCCCCGACCACAGCATGAGCATGACGGTCGGCGCCCTGCTGCTCTCCCCCTCCCCGCTCACCTTCTGGCAGGAGTTGACCCTATGAGCCAAGCCATGCTGACCCTGGATGGCGAGCCCATCATCATGAAGTCGATGCGGGTCTCCGCATCGATGCAGTTTCAGGACAAAGACCAGAGCGGCCAGACCAGTTCGACCAGCAGCGCCGAGCAAGGCGCCAAGGGCAAGGAGCTCGACGTCTCGGGCCTCATTCCGTTCAAGGAAGAGCGCATGCTGAGCCGGCTGTTTGAGCTGGCCGATGCCAAAGGTAGCGGCGGCCAGCGCCACATCTATCGGGTCGGGTCACTCCTGGCCAAGTCGGTGAAGGTGCGCCAGGCGAGGTTCGCCGGGCGCATCACCGCGAGCGAACAGGAGGGGCTGCTGGCCTGGCAGGTGCAGTTCACCCTGAAGGAGTTCAACTCGGTACCGGAGAAGCGCGAGCAGCGTTTGCCCAAGCAAGCCCCGACCGTGGGCCAGGGCACTGCAAACACCAGCGCCGCCAAGCCCGGCAGCAAAGGAACGGGGGACGAGGCACCTGAGCTCAGCAGCTTCGAGCGCTACGTGCTCCAACCGATGGATGACATGCTGGCATGAAACTGACCTCCTCACTGACCCTCGCCGGCCAGCCGGTGCACCTCATCGACCATGATCTGGTGCTGGATCTCAACGCAGGCGGCCGCGCCGCCCTCACCATTGAGGGCTCCGCCTGCAAGGGGCAGATCTTCACCCTGGACACCGGCTATAACGGCGACTTGCGGCGCTGGTTCACGGGCTACGTATACGATGTACAGCCCGCCGCCAACGGTGCCAGCAAGCTGTTGTGCCGGGAGCTCGCCGGTGCCCTGGGATCCCGCCTCCCCGTCAGCCAGCAGCATGCCACCCTGCGCGGCCTGCTGGCCTGGCTGACCGACCGCTGCGGGCTCACCTTCCTGCTACCCCAGGGGGCGGACTACACCGACCGACCGATCCCGAACTTCACCAGCGCCGGCACCGGCTATCAGTTGCTCGATAACGCCGGGCGCGCCTTCCAGGTGCCGGACTTTGTCTGGTACCAGCAACCGGATGGCGCCATATACGTGGGGAGCCACGCCCATAGCCGCTGGCACGACAAGGTGGTGACGCTCGATCCCGCCTGGTCAGGGAGACAGGCGGGCGACACCCTTACCCTGTCGCCGGTGCCGGCCATCCGGCCCGGGGCCATCATCAACGGCAAGCGGGTGATGCGGGTACGTCTCAAGGGCGATGAGATGACCCTGACCACGGCGACACCCGGCAAACCGGTGAAGTCGCCGGAGCGGCGCAAGATGGAAGGGGAATTCCCTGAGTTGGCGGACAAGATGCACCTGCCCAAGTTCGGGCGGGTCGAGGCGGTGAGCGATCAGGCCACTGCCGGCCAGCTCAATGATCCCTTTCGCCCTCGCTATGCGGTGGATGTGCAACTGCTAGGTGAGGATGGCCAGCCGGACAAGGCCGCCCCGCTGTATCGGGCTGTGCCGCTGCCGGTGCTGTTCGGCGGGCAGGAGCAGGGTCTGCTGCAGTTCCCCATCGAGGGGACCCTGGTTGAGCTGGGGTTTGCCTTCGGCCGGGCCGACCGGCCCTTTATCCGCACCGTGCTCGGCAGCGGCTGGGCTTTGCCCGATATCGCCCCGGGCGAGCAACTGCAGCAGCAACGGGCCGAGGTGTTCAGCCGCACCGATACCGTGGGGAACCTCTACCGCCACACCGACCGCCGCCTGCACGACCAGGCCCTGCATATGCACCACCAAAGCGATGACTACCTGGGGGACCATGGCCAGCATCGGCTGCAGGTGGCGCAGCACAGCGTCGAGGAGGTGGGCGGGTTCAAGCTCATCGAGGCGCTGGGGGCCATCGAGCTGCTCGCCGGGGACGATCTCACCTTGGGGAGCCTCGGCAATATGAGCCAGACCACGGCAGGGGATCTGGTCGAGGTGGTGGGACAACTGCGCCGGGCGGTCGCCGGCGAACTGCAGCACCTGGAAGCGCCCCGCTCCTGGGTGGGGACAGATAGCGTGAACATCTTCCGGCTGCTGCTGCAGCTGATGAACGTGGTGGAGCAACTGGCCGCCGCCACGGCTGGCCATACCCACGGCAGCGGACCCGCACCAGGGAACAGTGCAGCCATGACGGAACATGGCCAACAAGCCAAGCAACTGGCCAGCTCCCTCACCCCCATCATCGAGTAACTCGCCAAGCGAAGAAGGCCCCACAATGTGGGGCCTTCTTCTTGTCTGCCTGACAGCGCCTGAGCATGGCCAGGGAAGGGCGCCGCATGAAGAGGCGCCATCGGGCAGCGCTGCATCATACGTGAAGCCTGCGCACACTCACAGCCTCCTGTTGCCCCACGGAAACGCCCACGGCGGCGTCTGCGCCACGGAATCCGCGCTCATCCGCTCCCGCCTGCGGGGTTCATCGATAAAATTTTTTGCAAAAGTGGATTACCGCAAAACCATACGCCCAGGGCGCGCCAGACAAAGGATCTGCGGCGTGATGAGGATCTGAAAGGAAGGATCTTTTTTGCAGAGATTTACAGTTTGGATGAGAGCTATGTAACAACGATGGAAACGTAACTCGTTGAATATATTGGGTTCGTCAAACTTTTCGTGACTATTTTAATGATCGGGCAGGATCTGTAGGTTTACTTCAAAGTGAACAAAAACCTTTTATTTTTATATAGTTAAGTGAACCCCGCTATGTTTTGGAAACTGAAAGGTTGAAGACTCGTGCCATATATTCCAATCGCTCACACACATTTTCATCCGTCATAGGAACGGTACAATGATGGACATGTTTGAAGCTCGCAATATCTTACGTAGGGACACATGAAGAAGAGAAAAGAGATTAACTGGGTACGCTGGCGCTGGTTAAGGCAGCACCTTAAACATTTGAGACAGTCACCGCAACCAGATGAACCACAAGCCAGGATAACAGACTTTCTGACGATAATATTCGCAGCTATCCCGCTCATTACCGCAGGGATCTACATAACCGGCATGGCGTATCACCTTGGCGAATGCTTTGTTAATGGACTGGATCCGTTGGAATTTCCATGGCCTGCTGATTACACCCTAGCTTGGGGTTATTTTCAGTTACTTGATGCTATCAGGGTGTATGTCTGGCCTGCGGGTGATTACATTATCTTCGCAATGCTCTTGTTTATAGTGTGGTACCTCTGGATTGAGCTACGTCTGGCATTAGCGTGGTTTTGTCATCGCTGCACATGGCCACTTTCTAGAACTCAAAAGATAAGACTCCGAAAGATACTCCGTAGAAGAGTGAGCGTACCTACTCCAAGATTTTTCTTGTTGTTTACTTGGTTTAAGATCATCTATGACCGATTTGCGATTTTGGTGGTGCCGTCGCTTCTTGTTTTCTTACTTGTAATGTATAGCTTCAGCGAGGGCAAAGTGGCTGCCACTGAACAAGCAAAGAGGTTAGAACGCGGTCAGTTGACTGCAAAGGAAACCACAACAGTTCATTCTCCTCTTCTAGATCAAATTCCACATATTCGCCTCATGTGCAATACCATCCACTGTGCCTATCTCTTAAAAGGAGGATTAGTTCAGCTCGTGCGCCACGATCAGGTCGAACAGGTGACCTGGATGGTCCCCAAAGACACTCCAGATAAATCGTCGAAAGAAAGCAGCAAAGAGAAATAA